ACTCCAAGTCCCAATTCAGGTTGATGTTGCGATTTACCATCGTGAACGGGGGAAGCGAGTCGTTGCAGTCGAGCAGGTAGGGGCGGACGGAATCGGAAGTAAATTGAGATAGCCACAAATGACCGCCACCGAATAACAAGCGTCTTGGATTGTTTACGGCAGGATATGTTGCAATTTCGCTGAATGTGGTGTTGTCAATCAACCTAACTACATTGCTTCCTGCATCGCCAACATAGATTATACCTGCGTTTTCGATTATTGAGCGACCTGCTAATGCAGGATATGATAATGAAGTTATGAGCGTATTGGTGTAGTCGTAAACCTCAATCGTGTTGCTGGTGGCAATCCATAAATTATTGGCTGAGGCAAATACCGAAAATGGCTGAGCAGGAACGGATATAGGGGCGCTTGGAACAAATGTACTGCGAGGTGTTATTACAAAGTCACTTGAGCCATTTGCAACGGTATAAAGCGAATCGTTTCCTGCGTAGTATGTTATGCTTTGACCATTTGTCTGGAATGTGTTTAATCCGTTTGTAATTGTGTTGGTCTGTGGGTCAATTTCGTAAAGATTTGCACTTGCACAAAAAACAAAAAGTTTATCTATGCTTGGTGCGTAAATTATTTGTCTTGGTGCTGTTGGTGTTGCTATTGTTGTTGTAATTGACCTTGTGTATATGTTTATCAATGCGGTTGTATTTATACCTGCTAATGTTACATAACACCCCTTCTGAGGCACATAAACTATACCAATAGGCTGGTCGCCTGCTGTTAGTGTTATGGTGGCTGTTATGGCAAGAGTTGCAACATCAATAATTGATATTGTATGGCTTGCCAAATTACACACCCATACCTCATTTGTATCGGGAATGTATGTCATGTATTCAGGATTGTCCGCACCTGTCACATCAGGCAAAGCAAACAACACATCGCACTGGTCACTTGTCCGATTCTGAACGCAACTAAGCGAGGCAAGGCTTAATGTACTCCAAGAGTTCGAGTTGTTTATATCCGATTGAAACAACCCCTCTCTGCCTATCTTGCGGTACACATTGTCGGGTATGGTAAATGGAAAGACCAAATCTATATTTGCCCCTTGCGAGTTGTTTACTATCGGGTCAAGTCCGTTGTCGGTTACCTTGTCGCAAATTAACTGACCTTTCGCCCCGAAGTATTGCGTGTTGAGCAAAGTCGAGCCAGTCAAAGGAGACTGCTCGTAAATGCTCAATGTCGCCCCTCTGTACGCTTCGAATGCGGTTAATATCAAACCGCCCGTCTTGGCTTGTACTTCTGCGTCTAATAGTGGCAAGTTGGCTTGTAGTACCGTTTCCAAATTCATATTGACGCAAGTACCTAACAGCGTTCCGACCGTACCTGCGTATTCCTGTTCAACCGTCCTGAACTTAGCCTCAACACCCGTTAGTGTTAGGTTCTCATCATCGTAGTTAATCAACTGAAACGGCTCAGAAACCCAAGACCTGCTCTGTCTGTCTAATGCACTTGTAACAATATAAATGAAGCGGTAATTATTGGATATATCCTCAACGCCCGTCAAATCCTGCCTTAGGTTTGACACATCAAACTCAGCATAAAAGTCATTGCCACTTATGAGAGTTGGAGGCGTTACGGGGGTAATAACATTACCTGCCACCAAGTTGGTCAAATCGGCTTGGTCGTATTCGTAGTTTTCGTAATAATCGAGTTGATTGTTCTGCGAATCGTTGCGTATCAAATACACCCACATATCTGTCGGAGGTGTGCCGGTCACATTGTTATCGGCAAATTGGAAGTCAACGCTTATCTTAGTTTGGCGAACGGTTGAAAGATATTGTGATGGCTGACCAGTTGCAGTGTATAAGTAGGTTTTAATCACATTGAAAACAACTGCATTTGAGCCAACGCCCTCTTTCTCGAATGGGAATTTACCACGAATTGAAAAGATATCATCTTGATAAACCGAACCGATTGAACGATACACGACAAATGCCCAACTCATATACTTCAAGTTGCGGTATATCGAGTTCTCGCTTTGGTTGTTCAGTTCAACCTCATTGCGTGTCGAGTTTGCCAAAAGTATCCGATGGTTGGCAAGGGGGAAGTTGCTCGGTGGGTTCAGGCTGTCCTCGGGGAGATTAAACTCAACCCGATAAATTACTTGCGAGCCATTGCCTGATACGGTTGCGTAAACATATGGCGTGTCTTGGCTGTTCTCCTCGGATGGTTGCTGTCCGTACCATTCCATAGCGTAGATACCATCCACGCTCGGGTCTTCGCCCTCTCCTGCTGGCTGTAAACATAGTCGGGTTTTCCACCCTGCTACGGGGTAATTCTGATACGACCAATCTACGATTTGAGCGAATAGCCACTGCGACAAAAACAACTCGTCACCTGCGACAAGTGGCTGTGCGAACTGAAGTGTCCGTTGCAAATAAACGGCTTGGGCAAATGCGTAGTTGTCCGTTGTGTCGCACTCTGCATTGAATGTTCTTGATTCCAACACGACCGAATTGTTCAGGTCGGCAAATGTCCAAGATAGTGGCTGAATGTCGCAATATACTTCGTTCCAATTCAGATTGACAAAACTCTTGCGGTTGTTAAAATCAACTTCGATAAAGCAGTTGCCAGTTCCGGGATAACCATTGCCATTGAATGTGCCTGTTATCGTTGTACATTGGCACGGGACGAGCGTGAATGTAGTTGGCGTAAATGTAAACGCCTCGCACCCACAAATTCGAAGTGAACCAGTGTGCGTGCCTCCGTCATAGTTGCACAGACGCAATTCAACTGTGTCGCCATCGCATAAGTTACCGAAGTTTATGTTCCAGTTGCGGTCAATGCCGACCGTGATAGTTTGATTATTTGCCATGATTAAAATTCACAAGTAAATTGAATTGTTCTTTCGCCTAAGTTAGCGTTGATTTGATTGATTCGGGCGTTAACAATCGCCCCGTATGGTGTGCGTAGTCTGACCGTTCTGTTCACATCGAGTTGCTGTACGAGTTGGCAGTTGGCTCTTACCGTAAGTTCGGCGTTCCAGAATCGGAATGGGTTGATATTCGGGTCGTCAATGCGGTGGAATTTATCGTATAAATCTGACTGCCCTGAATTAACCATTGCAGGCATATTCTGGACGCCGTTGTATATTTTAATTGTGGCGTCCGTATAACTCTGCCCGTCCCAAATAAGCATTTTAGGATTTGACGCAGTCCCTTTCGCCATTAGTAACGCACGGCTGTATTGACTGATATTATTGCCCCAAATTAGATTTGATAATGGCAAGTTATCGAAGAATGTCAATATATCTGCCTCAATACCATCATTCCTGAATCGTGCAGGGGAGTAGGATAATACTTTCTTGTTCGCACCCTCCCAATTCGGGTTAGCACCATAGTCGAAATATACCGTGTACTTATCTCTTGCCTCGTTGCCTACATCGTCCAAGGCGTCCATAATCGCCTCAACTTTAATTGAGGAGAATAACTTGCCCTCGTTGTAGGTAAAGCAAGTACCTTCTAATATATCGCCCGTGTCTTGATTAATATCAGCGTCATAAATAACAGGTTGGTTTAGGAAATAATCTTTACGCTCAAAGTACAACTGCCCTTGATTAATCCACCAACGAGCATTAAAGTCTTTGGCAATCGTATCAAGCCAAGCGGACATCGTGGCGGTTGGTCTGTTTTCGCTGATATATCCGACCGCTGAACGACTGCCTGAATCGGCTGGGGCGTTGAAGTATAATGCGTTGTAGTATTCGCTGTTTGGGTCGTTTAATATTGATGAATTGAATTGGTTGATTCCGCATATCTGACACGCATTCTCGACATATTGACGATACAATGGGGTTGGATGCTTGCGACCGCAACCGATGAAGTTCTGAATTATGCGGTCAACGAGGTCGTTGACTTCTTTGATTAGGAAGAACGGATTTTGTAAAAAGTTGTCGCATTCAGGCGGTGTAATATCTACGGGATTGCCGGGAAGAATGCCATTTATTATTGTTTCTAATAATTTCAACACTCCACATATTGCAGTTATGACAATGCTAAGACTGCCGATTGCAAAAACAAGAAATGGAATCAAACTAATCTTAAACCATACATTCAAAAGCAACACACTCAACAACACCGCCATCAACCAGTTCGGGCGTAATTCGTTGCAATATACAACGAGGGGGAATCGTGGATTTGCATTAGTCTGACCTGTTATCGGGTCGGTATATGGATAATTGAAGTACCCATTCTTATTCGAACTTATCTCGTATTTGTTCAAACACTGATAAATCAACTCGTCTGGGTCTTGTCTGGTCAATCGTGCCGTAACAAAGCAATCGCCCGTACAGAAGTCCACCATATCGCCCCGAATGATAAGGTCTCGATATACGGGGGCATTACAACAATCGTCCCAAATCTCGACATTTGCGGATTGGTTCAAGCCGTTTGGATTCGCTACCATCAAGGGGTAGATGATATTAAACGCATCGTCGTAGAACTTCAACTGATTCGTGTAACTCTTCTGCGTCCGACCCGTTTCGGAATCACGGGAGTAATTCAGCGTAAAGTCTTCCAATCCCTCAATCCTGCCCTGTATCGGTGTGCCGTTAATCTTGACCTGTAACATATCAGCCTATCCTCCTCCTAAGTCTGCGTATCTCGGTTTGGCTTCGCTCGGTTATTACCGCAATGCCTCGGTCGTTTATAGCCACATTCGTATGCGGAATGTGTTTGGCGATTGCCTTGCCTATTACATCAGGGTCAATACTTTGTTGTGTTCCTGTTCGCCTCATTCCTGATGTTGCCAACTCTGCCAAGAATCCAGCCTCTTTGTCGCTTATCTTTTTGTCCTGAGCAAGATCTAATAAAGCAGAATATCCGGGTTGCATGTTAATGTCAGCCGGCACGACACGCTCATCAGGAGTCAGGATGGCATGAACCGAATCACGACCACGCACAGCACCTCGCATCATTGGGACTCGCTTCGTTCCTTTGTTGTATGGAAGAGGCTGGGCGAGGACGATACCTGTTTGGATTGCACCCGATGCGATGATGAAAGGCGATATTGCCCCGAAAGATGCTATGTTGGTTGGGTTGGTCAATGCTATTGCTGTGTTAATCGCAATCTGAGCAATCGCAGCGATTCGGTCTGCTATGGCTTGCTTGCGTTTAATAGCCCGCATCTGCTGGTCGTATTGCTCTTCACTAATCAATCCTGCCTGCCGTTGCTTTGCAACCATGTCCGCCTCGCCATCAAGTTCTTTCTTTTTGTATGCCATTAAAGTATCGACCGTGCCTGTTGCGGTCTGAACGATAATGTCTCTTTTTAATTCCTCTTTTTTTTGCTTGGTTGCAACAATATCCGATTCTAATGTCTCGGTGTTTTTTTTGTCTTCAATGCCATACTTTTTGCGAAGAGCGGATAATTGCAAAAGATACTCCTCGTCTTGTATTAATTTGTCTTTATATTGAGCATTAAGTTGGCGTAGTTCAAGTTCAAAGTTTTTGCGTCTGATTGCCTGAACATCTGTTTCGTTTGTTTTTAAATCAACTCGAATCAGGTCATTATATTTCTTCTTAGCATCGGCAATCTTTTTGGCGTTTTCAGATTCTTTTTCAACCAAGAAATCACTGAAAAATGCTATACCTTGTATTCTGTCTTTTTCGCTTTTCAACTCGGCATTTTTTGCCTTTTCCTGCTCTTTGCGAATCTTATCTAATTTCTTTTGCTTTTCTTTAATTGACTCAGTGGATTCAATCTCGGCTTTTTGCGAACTGCGAAGAATATCCAACTCCTCTTCCATTATTTTCAATGTTGCCCGCTTCAATTCGTTCTGGGTAACAAACTCCTGCGTAATGGCAACATCTGCTGAAACACCAAGCCGTCTTTTGCGATTGCTTTCAATTCGTCTGTCAGCGTCTTGAACCTCGCCTGCTAATGTATTGTATTTTTTTGTGTATTCAGAAATAGCAACCTCGGCATCACCATACGACTCAATCTCTTTGCGTATCTGCTTAACAATTGGTTGCATCTCAGCACTAATCTTAGCGTCTCGTTCAGCGTTTAATTTTGATTGTGCATACTTGCTATAATTGTCCGTAACTAATGCCCAAGCGACTGACAACGCCTCGACCGAACCAGTTAATAAATCAACTGCTAATGCCGTAACTTTGCTCTGCCCAACTTGGGTAAGAAATGCGTCCCATGAATTTGTAAGTCGGTTGATATTGGCATTTAGTCCCGTTGCAAGTTTTTCCGCATCAGCACCAAACGCATTTTCCATTTCACGGGCAAACTTGGGCAATACTTCACCAGCCAATAATTTACCATCTGCCATCATCTTGTCAAGTTCCTGAGTTGTTACACCTAATGATTTCGCCATGATGCCCATCGCCTGCGGAATCGCCTCGCCCAGTTGCCCTCTGAGCTCTTCGGCACTGATTTTGTTTTTGCCCATCATTTGAGTAAGTGCGGTCATCGCCCTGCCTGCCGCCTCAGAACTTGCCCCACTCCCTGCGATGGCTATCGACATTGACTTAAATATTCTATCTGCCTTTGCCACTTCAATCCCTGATGCTTTCGCAGCACCGACAAACTTTGCATATTCGCCAGCCAGTCCCTTAAATTCCAATCCGAGTCTGTTTGCAAGGTTTTGAAGTTCTTGCATCGCAACTCCACCCTCGTTCACTCCGCCTGCAATGGAATTTAATCGCATCCTGATTGACTCCATTTCACCTGCAACCTTTGCCGCCTCTTTGCCAAATTGAATCAGTTTATCGACCGCAAACGCACCCGCAACCATTGTTCCCAACTTTGCAAGCGATTTGTCAAGACCTGATACTGAATTGGTAGTTTGTTTTGTGGCGGATTGTAGTTTATCCATCCCATCCACTGCTGGCTGAGTGTCGGCAACTACACGGAATATTATATTTTGAGCCATATCAATTCGATTTTATCCTTTGTATGGCGATTCGCCTAATGACCGGGGCGGTCAAGGCAAAGATACGAAAAAAATGGGTTAAATTAATTTCAGCGGGTCAATCCGCCTGCCTTTTTTATCGATAAAGAATAACACCTTGCCGTTTTCGTCCACCACGGGGCGTATCGTGCCTCGTCTTAATTTGCGTCCTATGCCCATATTAATCTTTTACTGATTCCCGAATTGCAATACCACAAATGACGCCAATTAAAAAGACCAGAACTATCATACCTTGACGCTTTTTTGTTTCAAATGCAGTTCGTACTTCCATGCGTTCACGGTCGAGGCGTATTCTTCGATGCCCATCTTTTCGAGCATTTTAATTTCGGTCAGCGACCCGTTACAAAGCATCCGGTGCATTAAATTCACCTCTGTCACAAAGGTTGAGAATTCATCAGCCCAGTTTCGACCAAGGGAAAGATACTCTGATTTTGGTCGCTCGACTCCATCAAACTCCTTTGAAGGATAAGCGAACGGATATAAGCGTCTGAGATGTCCGACAAGTCCATTGTATAGCGTGCTCCCAACTGAATAAAAAAAAACCGTGCATCGTCGTCTTGTTTCCAAAGGTCTAATTTCACCCGTTGCATCTTCGGGTCGAAGTCGAGCGGGTCTTCGTCAGGATGGACAACGAATACGCAAGCCAAGTCTTGTAAGAGCAACTCATCTGGAATGTCATTAATTCGTCTTTCAAGTTGGTCGAACTTTGAAAACCCACCGACAATATCGCCTCGGTTCAGGTCTTCTTTGATTTCTTTGAACGCTTTGACCAGTCGTTCGGGTGTAAGTCCCATTGATGCTCTACGAACAGCAAGGTCGGCAGGAATTACCCGATTAGCAGGTATATCGCCCCAAGTCTCGAATGTACGCCACTCGATGCCGTTTGCGTCAGTGTAAATTGTTTTAAGGTTGCTCATACGCTGGCAAAGTTACCCGATTTTGCGAACCTATCCAAAAACTGCCGATGAAATGTCCAGAGGTAATATATGAAGCAGTCAAACAAGTGTCCGTGCATATTGGTCGGTGCGATTTTCTTGCCGTCATCTCCCCTCTGCATCATTTCGCAGTCCTCGACAAGGTATTTGCATGCTCGGTTGATTAGGAGGTCTGGGTGCTTGGACAACATCGAATTAATCAATACAATCGTGTCTTTGCTGTCCGGATTTGACGAAAGAAGGCGTATCTGGGCGTCCGATAGTTTCAATGCCCCCTTGACCGCTTTCCAGTTCGTAACGCCTTTCATCGTGGCTGAGCGGTTTCTACCTGATGCGTCACCGGTCAGGATAAGGCGTGCCGTATCGGGGTATCTCGTCTTGATTCGCTCGCATAGTTCGTACACATCGGAGTTCATAATGCGCTCTTCCCCCAATATCCTGATCCTATTCCGGCTTGGATCATGCTGGGCATAAATGCAAGTCATTGGCGACACATTAAAGTCCATCGATACATAAATGGGCAAATCGGGGCGTTCCTGAATATCCGCCACATGCTTCTTGTGTTCGAAGCAGTACGCCCAGACCGTCTCCTGCTTTGTTACAAGCATGCCCAAGACCTCTCGCTTGAATGAGTTCGGGTCTAAGGTTCGCTCTAACTGCTCTATGTAGCCGGGTCTCAAGTTGTGTTGGTTCGCATACGACTCGGCTCTGATTAGTTTAATCCTGCCCTGACTTACTTTGGCTTGGCTTTCTAACTCTCGATAATAGGCAACATTGTCGGGCGGAGTCGTAGCGGTCTTAATTCGGTGGCGTAAGCCTAACTTCTTGAAAGTCGTCCCCCTCGTCCTTGCTCGGCACTTATCCAATGCTTCCTGAAAGTTCCGCACATCTCGGGTCTCGTCTATGCTGATGGTGTCCCATTCAGAGCCGTTCACGACATTGTAATTGTCGAGGTGGGTCAGGACAACATAAGACCCCCAGCGGAATGTAATGACCTTGTCCGAAGATATGCCGGAATAAGGCTTAACGCCAGACATTCGCTTGTTTACCACATAGTCCACACCCTCACGCAGTCCCCACTCTTCCCATGCCTCCTGAACCTTTTTGAATGTGGCGGTCTTCATCATAGCGAATGTAGGCGAGCAAATCAAATGTTTTGAGTTTGGCACGGATAGGTCTGGAATCAAATCGACCGCAAGCCAGTAGGTCTTACCCACTCCAACGCCGGTAAGCATGTGTATCTCTTCCGCATCGAGGTGGTGGCTGGAATAGTACGCTATCTGCTGTGCCTCGTTCAGTTCAGGCATTATTCTTTATTTTTGCCTTCTACCCCTCTATTTAATCTGTCTCTTGTTCTTGCGTGTTGCCAATGAATTGCCTCTTCAATCTTTGTAATTGTTAAAGAGTTTTCACGACATGGGAAAGATTCGTTGAG